ATCTATATTAAAATAAAAACCTAATATATAATAATAATGGCGAAAGAGTTTAAAAAGAAGTATATGCATCCAACTCGTAGAAAGTTGGTTGATATGGTGTTACATGGACAAGATTACGAAACTAACACCACAATAGGTTGGAATGCTGATAAGATTGAACGTAAAGTTGGTGATGTTTGGGAAGACGAACACCATAGATACGAAAAGAAAGAAGGATTTACTTTAAAGACTTCTAAAAATTCAGAAGCATTCGAAGAACTTCGTAAGTGGAGAGATGAACAATCTCAATGCAAAAGTCCAGATTGTAAAACAATCAAATTTACACCTACTCACAAAACTCTAATCAAAAAAACAGGTTATTGTGCTAATTGTTTAGCAGAAATCGAAACTAAAATTCGTGCATTAGGATTTTGGGAACAATATGAGGATTATAAAATATATACTCGTATGTTGATTGATGGTAAAATTAAATTAGAAGAACTTCAACAAGCATATAGTGATGTAAAACCATTTTACGAATATGTGAATGAAGATGGAACTACTGAAAAATGGGAATTACCACAATCAGTAGATGAAGTTAAAGCGGATTTGATGGAAATGATTGAGTTCGGTAAAGAAGAACTTATTAAAGTAGAAGAATTTCGTAATAAAGCATTTGAAATTTTAAAAGAAAACAAATTGGAACATTATTTGTAATATGGCAGGTGCATCATTAAAAGATATTATAAAGATTGAGTATCAGAAATGTGCTGGTGACCCGATTTATTTCATGCGTAAGTATTGTATGATTCAACATCCGGTACGAGGTAAGATTCCATTTCACTTATATCCTTTCCAAGAGGATACTCTTACTGATTTTAAGGATAATCGTTACAACATCGTTCTTAAATCCCGTCAGACAGGTATATCAACCTTAGTTGCGGGGTTCTCACTATGGAAGATGTTATTTAATCAAGATTTTAACGTATTGGTAATTGCAACTAAACAAGAAGTTGCTAAAAACCTTATCACAAAGATTAGGGTAATGAACCAATACTTACCAAGTTGGTTAAAACAAACAACAGTTGAAGATAATAAACTTTCATTACGATATTCAAATGGTTCACAGGCAAAAGCAACTTCTGCAGCAGGAGATGCTGGTCGTTCTGAAGCCTTATCACTCTTAGTATTTGATGAGGCCGCGTTCATCGATAGTATCGAAGAAATTTGGATTTCTGCTCAATCTACTTTATCAACGGGTGGTAATGCAATTATCCTTTCTACACCTAATGGTGTGGGTAATTTCTTTCATAGAACGTGGGTAGGTGCAGAAGAAGGTAGAAATGGTTTCAATACAATTCGTTTACACTGGTCAGTTCACCCAGAACGTGGACAAGCATGGAGAGATGAACAAGAAAGATTATTAGGACCAAAAGGTGCAGCACAAGAATGTGATTGTGATTTCGTAAGTTCTGGTGATACTGTCATCGACCCTGCATTATTACAATTTTATAGAGAAACGTATTGTCAAGAACCTTTGGAGAAGACCGGGTTCGATGGAAATCTTTGGAAATGGGAATATCCAGATTACAATCAATCATATATGGTAGTTGCCGACGTTGCTCGTGGTGATGGAGCCGATTATTCTACTGCACAAGTATTTGATGTAGTGAATTCAACGCAAGTTGCTGAGTATAAAGGTAAATTAGATACAAAAGATTTTGGAAACTTCTTAGTTTCATTATCAACTGATTACAACAACGCATTATTAGTTGTGGAGAACGCAAATATTGGTTGGGCGGTTATCCAACAAGTAATTGATAGAGGATATGGAAACTTATTTTATATGAGTAAGGATTTAAAATATGTAGATGTTGCTCATCAAATGACAAATAAGTTCCGAGCAGAAGAAAGAGGTATGGTTGCTGGGTTCTCTACTACCTCTAAAACCCGTCCATTAATTATTTCTAAGTTAGATGATTACCTAAGAGAGAAATCCTTTACAATCCGTTCTACAAGGTTGATAGATGAGTTATTTACATTTATATGGAATGGTAATCGTGCTGAAGCAATGAAAGGATATAATGATGACTTGGTAATGTCCCTTTCAATTGGTTTATGGGTTAGAGATACTGCATTAAGATTAAGACAAGAAGGTATAGATTTAACTAAACAGGCTTTGGGTGGTATAAATCAAAGTGTAACCGATATTGGTGGGTTTGGTGGTAATAGTTCATTTGATGAAAATCCATGGCAAATGAGAGTTGGTAATCAATCCGAAGATTTATCGTGGTTAATAAAATAATCAAATAAAAAAATGTATATATTTATAGTGTATAGGAGAAATATATCATGATAAAGTTAAAAAACATAATCAAAGAGGAAGTGGAAGATTATCCATTTGACCAACCAGAACACAATTTTTTGGATTACGATGAATTAGATGTGGAAGATGAAGATGAAGAAGATTTTTTAAATTTTTTAAAATCTTACACAACCGAATTACAAGAAGCAAATTGTAATTGTGTTTACGAAGCGGAATATCAAGGTAGAGAAGTGAAATTGGGTAAACCAATGCAAGGTGATGTTAAGAAGTTTAAAGTTTATGTTAAAAACCCAAAGACAGGAAAAGTAGTTAAAGTAAATTTCGGTCAACCGGGAATGAACATTAAGAAAAATAATCCTGAAAGAAGAAAATCTTTTAGAGCAAGACATAATTGTGACCAACCAGGTCCAAGAACAAAAGCTAGATATTGGTCTTGCAGAAAATGGTAAAATAATAAAATATGGCAGATACTTCATTTTTTGGTAGGTTAAGAAAACTCTTTTCCCAAAAGGCTATCGTTACTGTTACGCCCGATGGTAAAAGAAAAGTTTTTGATTTTGATGAAAGACAAGAAACTAACCTATCATCATTAAGAGATAGATACACAAAACTACAAAAATCTTTTTACGAACAAGCTGGTGGTGCACAATCAATGGCTTATCAACAAGTTCGTAGAGAAGTATTTAGAGATTACGATGCAATGGACCAAGACCCAATTATTGCATCTGCATTAGATATTTACGCTGATGAATCTACATTAAAAAATGAATTCGGTGAAATGTTGATTATTCGTTCTGATAATCCACGTGTTCAAGAATTATTAGAAAACTTATACTATGATATTTTAAATATCGAATTTACTCTTTGGCCATGGACACGAAATATGTGTAAATATGGTGATTTCTTTTTAGGATTAGAAATAGCAGAGGGTAAGGGTATTGTAAATGTTACTCCATATTCACAATATAATACCGAAAGGATTGAGGGACACGACCCTACAAATCCACATATGGTTAAATTTAGAGTGATGGATGATGCAATCGGTAAGGTTGATTATGACAACTTTGAAATTGCCCATTTCCGTTTACTATCAGATACTAACTGGTTACCTTATGGTAAATCTATGGTTGAGAATGGTAGAAGATTATGGAAACAATTGAGTTTAATGGAAGATGCGATGTTAATCCATCGTATTATGAGAGCACCAGAAAAAAGAGTGTTTAAAATTGATATAGGTAATATCAATCCTACCGAAGTTGACAACTACATGCAAAAAATCATCAGTAAGATGAAAAAAGTTCCTTTTGTAAATAAGGATACTGGTGATTATAACTTAAAATATAATATGCAAAACTTAACGGAAGATTTTTATCTACCGGTAAGAGGTGGTGATAGTGGAACTAACATCGAAAACCTAAGTGGTTTAGAGTACACTGCAACCGAAGATATTGAATACTTAAAAGGTAAATTATTTGCTGCATTAAAAATTCCAAAAGCATATTTGGGATATGAAGAAAATGTAAATGGTAAAGCAACCCTTGCAGCAGAAGATGTTCGTTTCGCAAGAACAATCGAAAGAATACAAAGAACAATTATATCAGAATTATCAAGAATCGGTGTAATACATTTATATGGTAATGGAATACAAGATTCAGAAATGGCTAATTTTGAAATTCAATTAGTAAATCCTTCAACAATTTATGAGCAAGAAAAAGTAAACTTATGGTCTGAAAAGATTCGTTTGGCTACTGATATGCAATCTTTAAAAATGTTGTCAAAAGATTGGATTTACGATAATATTTTCAAAATGTCTGAAACGGAACAAACAGAACAACGTGGTAAAATTGTAGAAGATTTAAAAGATGCATTCCGTTATAATTCAATTGAAAATGATGGTAATGACCCTGCAAACCCACCACAACAAACCGATGTTGAAGAAAGTTTAGAAAATTTAAAAACTGAACTTAGTGCTAAAGTGGGAAGACCACGAGAAGGTAATACATATGGTAAAGATAAACATCCTTATGGAAGAGACCCATTAGGTGATAATGAAAGAACAGGAAAACGTAGTCGAACATCAGAACATAAAGCTAAAAGTTTTATCAACGGGATTTCATCAAAACGTAAATATCTACACGAAACAAAAGATATGTTAGATGAGACTAATATTATCGATGATACGGAAAAATTCATTTAACTTATAATTTTTAATATTTATATACAGAAATTTTGAGTCTATCAAAATAAGGATTAACAAATGAGAAAAATAAAACATTCGAAATTCAAAAATACAGGATTCCTATTTGAGTTATTAACACGTCAAATAACGTTGGAAATATTAAACAACGCACCTGAAGAAAAAGCTAAAAAAATCGTGCAAGAATTTTTTGGTGGAAAAACTGAAATGGCTAAAGAATTACGTTTATTCAATTTATTGGTAAACGAAAAATATAATTCTGAATCTAAAGCAGAAAAGTATATTGATGCTATTATAGAAACTCGTACAAAATTGGATGAAACAAAATTAGCAAGAGAAAAGTATAATCTTGTTAAAGCAATAAAAGAGAATTTTGAATTAGATTCATTCTTATCATCGCCTGTATCTAACTACAAAGTATTAGCATCTGTTCATAAGATATTTGAAGCAAAAGTACAAGATGTAACTAATGTTAAAGACGTATTTGATGCTAAATTAACGTTAATCGAACACATATCAAGCACAACACCATCTTTGAAACAAAAAGAAGATAAGTTGTTAGAAGATTATAGAAAACAAGAGAAAGATTTAAGATTATTAACATATAAGATTCTTGTTGAAACATTTAACAAGAAATATACAAACTTAAATGATGACCAAAAGGATATTTTAAGAGAGTATATTAACAACGTAAACAATACTTCTAAATTTGGTGAATATTATGATTCTAAATTGAAGGTTGTTGTAACGGAATTGCACAAACTTTATTCAGAAGTTAATGATAAAATCACAAAGATTAAATTAAAAGAAACTATCAACGTAATGAAACAGCAAAAGGTTGGTAAGAAAGTTACTGATGAACAAGTTTCTGCTTTGATGATGTCATATGAATTGATAAAGGAAATTAAAAATGTTAAAGAAAGAAAATCTTAAATCGTATATAGACGAACTTATTAAAGAAATTGAAGAGGAGTTAGATGAGTCCACTACAACTGGT